TTAGGACCTTCATCACCTGTAACACCTATTACACCTGTATGACCAGTAGCACCAGTATCACCTTTAGCACCTTCCGGGCCTGTAACACCTATTACACCTGTATGACCAGTAGCACCAGTATCACCTTTAGCACCTTCATCACCTGTAACACCTATTACACCTGTATGACCAGTAGCACCAGTATCACCTTTAGCACCTTCATCACCTGTAACACCTATTACACCTGTATGACCAGTAGCACCAGTATCACCCCTAGGACCTTCCGGGCCTGTAACACCTTCAATACCAGTGGCACCTTGTATACCTGTAATACCTGTGTCACCCTTAGCACCTTCATCACCAGTGGCACCTTGTCTACCTGTAATACCTTGTATACCTGTAATACCAGTGTCTCCAGTATCACCTTGATCACCCTGATTACCTGTTATACCTTGTAAACCAGTAGCACCCTGTCTACCTGTAATACCTGTGTCACCTTGTAGACCGGTAAGACCAGTATCACCTTGATCACCTTTCACACCTGTATCACCAGTATCACCTTGATCACCTTGTACACCAGTAGGACCTTGTATACCTCTTATACCAGTATCACCCGTCTCACCCCGTATACCAGTAAGACCAGTATCACCTTGATCACCTTGAACACCTGTAATACCTCGATTACCTGTTACACCTGTTGCACCTCGTGCCCCTGTTATTCCTCGAATACCTGTATGACCAGTAGCACCAGTATCACCTTCCGGACCTTGATCACCTGTAATACCACGTAGTCCGGTAATACCTCTAGGTCCTGCATCGCCTGTTGGCCCATCAGGTCCGGTAGGCCCTTGAACATTACTAGTGGGCCCTGTTGGTCCTTCTTGTCCTATTTTTCCTGTTGGTCCTGTTGGTCCTTGTATATTACTAGTAGGCCCTGTTGGTCCTTCTTGTCCTATTTTTCCTGTATTACCAGTGGCTCCTTGTATACCTGTTACACCTGTGGCACCTTGTATACCTGTTACACCTTGTATACCTGTTACACCTTGTATACCTGTTAGACCTTGTAATCCTGTATGACCAGTAGCACCTGTCTCTCCGTCTGGCCCTCTTCTACCTGTATCACCAGTATCACCCTGGTCACCTTGTACACCTGTAAAGCCCCGAAGACCTCGAACTCCAGTTACACCAGTATCACCAGTAGCACCTCGTAGCCCTGTAAAGCCTCGAAGCCCTCTAATACCAGTTATACCTGTAGCACCTGTCGCACCTTGTACACCTGTTAAACCTGTATCACCTTGATCACCTTGTATACCTGTATGACCTGTAGCACCAGTATCACCTTGATCACCTTGAACACCAGTAATACCTCGTAAGCCTGTTAGCCCTTGCAGACCTGTATGTCCTGTAGCACCTGTATCACCTTGCACACCTGTTAAACCTGTATCACCTTGATCACCTTGCACACCCGTAATACCTTGCAGACCTCTTATACCAGTTACACCAGTATCACCAGTAGCACCTTGATCACCTGTAATACCTTGAATACCTCGTATACCAGTTACACCAGTATCACCTTGATCACCTTGCACACCGGTAAGACCTTGTAGACCTCTTATACCAGTTACACCAGTATCACCAGTAGCACCTTGATCACCTGTAATACCTTGAATACCTCGTATACCAGTTACACCAGTATCACCTTGATCACCTTGTACACCAGTAATACCTTGCAGACCTCTTACACCAGTTACACCAGTATCACCAGTAGCACCTTGATCACCTGTAATACCTTGAATACCTCTTACACCAGTTACACCAGTATTCCCTGTAGGACCCCTAACACCTGTAATACCTTGTATACCTCTTATACCAGTTACACCAGTATCACCTTGATCACCTTGAACACCGGTAAGACCTTGAATACCTCTTATACCAGTTACACCAGTATCACCTTGAGCACCAGTATTACCGGTGGGACCTTGTATACCCCTTATACCAGTTACACCAGTATCACCTTGATCACCTTGAACACCGGTAAGACCTTGTAGACCTCTAACCCCTGTTACACCAGTATCACCTTGAGCACCAGTATTACCTGTGGGACCTTGTATACCTCTTATACCAGTAGCACCAGTATCACCTTGATCACCTTGTACACCTGTAATACCTTGTAGGCCTCTAACCCCTGTTACACCTGTATCACCTGTAAGGCCTCTGTTACCTGTAGCACCTGTAGCACCTTGAGGTCCTTCTATACCTGTTACACCTGTTACACCTTGAGGCCCTTCTATACCTGTATGGCCTGTTACACCTGTAGGGCCTTCTATACCTGTATATCCTGTTACACCTGTATGACCAGTAGCACCTGTAACACCTTTATCTCCTTTTATCTGACCTACATCATTCCAAGAAGTGCCGTTATAAACCCAGAGTCTACCAGTATCCTGAGCAATTACACCATTACCTTCTACAGCATCGGGGAATAAGTCGTCTAAAGTAGATTGAGCGTTTGCTCCTGTTGCTATTGAAGCATCAAAACTTATAACCCCTGCCGAGGTAAGAGCTATTGGATAAGCTCCCGTTACTTGGTTGGCAAAACCTGCCCAGGCCTGAGCCCCTGTTGGAAACTCAAATATACCAGTAGAAGTAATCTGTGCACCACCAAACGGACCACCAAAATCTATACCAGTAGCTCCGCTGTCTGATTCTAACTGAAAGTTGTCCATTTCAATACCCACTCCCCTATCTTCTAGATACATTAGGAATGAGTTGAACGTGTTACTTCCTTGCGAAGGGACAGCTACAGAATAAGAGGCACTTTGATTACCCGAAATAACCACACTATCTGTAGTGAAAGAAGGCTCAGTATTTGGGAATGGATTCGCTTCAAACTTAAAATAAACAGAAGAAGTACCTGCACTTGCTACACCACCGACAATTGTTACAGATGTGCCGTCCGGGCCGGTAATACCTAGACCAGTTAAACCAGTGGCTCCTCTAGGGCCTGTTGCACCATCTATAGGAATATCTGCTTCGCCTGTTTCACCTACGGTGCTGTTAGGGAAGAAATTTGAGAACATAGGTTTTCTTTGCTGATTATCGTAAAGACCTATTTCTCGTTTTAATACTTTATGCCTAACCCAGAAGTACTGAGTAATATTAGAGTTTTGACCTACAGGAACTTCAAAAGTTTCAGCATCTGCTGTACCTATAAGTGTTGCGGTATCTCTATCATTACTAGTATTTGAATAAATTTCTGTAAAGTGAAACCCATCTCGTATAAAGTCTGTAGAGTTTGTCCATGTAAGAGTAATTAAACCTCTACCATCTCTTGTGGCTGCTAGTTCAGTAGGGGCGGTAGGTTTATTTTGGTTAAAACTACCTACCAGTTGCTGTGTGCCCGAACCTACCTCAGAACCTGTTAAAATATAGGCATCTTCATTATGTTCTTTAGCAATTACACCTACTAAACAATCTTTTTCAAAAGATAAACTAGAAATTCTAAATAATTTATTTGTCCAGCCAAACCTAGAGTTTGTTATTCTTATTATAGTTCCTGCCAACAAAAACGAGCCTTTAGGCATCATCTTGAAAGATATTTCTAATCCATATCTAGACTCGTCTAGGTGCTGTTCTACATTAATTCTAGCATTGAAATAGTTTGTAACACCATTCTGGTTTCTATCTCCTTTCTTAGGTATACTCTTATCTTCTTTCAAATATGTTGAGTTAAAGAAGTTTACAGATCGTGCTTCAAATTTATTAGCAGGATCTTTGATATTAGTAGTTATACTGTTATAAGAGTCTTTTATACTCTTATCACTAATTTTTATAGCTCCTACTATGTCTTCTTCGGATATAGATTCTATTCCGGAGTCTATTATATCGTCTGCTTTAGTCTTTATATCTAATTCATATTTACCCTGGTTATATCTCAGTACACCATTAAACTGTGATAGTATAACATTGATATTATCGAAAAGAGGCTTACCAGTATCAACAACCATATTTACTTGGTGGCGAGTAACATTTCTTTGTAAATTACTATCCCAACCTAAGTACTTCCAATATTTTACATCATCTGCATCATACAAAGTATATCCGGAAGCTACGAAATTACCTGTAGGATATCCTGCGGGATTAAGTCTACCTGCAATAGGCATCCATTTTTTAACAATAGGGTTCCCATTTGCTGCAGAACTTCCTAAGAATAGAGGAAGAGTTGCAGGTCCTGTTCCCGAAACTTGCTCTAATACAATATTTGTTTCAACGTCAGATATTGAAGTATCATATACAGTGCCATCCACATGACTATTGGGAACTATGTATGCAACTCCAGTAGTCCATATAAGATCCCCGGAATTAAAAGTTTTCCAATCTTCATGACGTTGTCCTAACTTACCTACTACATCGGTAAATACAACTTCATAATGTGCATCCCCATCTACGTCTCTTTCATTAAAATCTTTAACAACACCTATAAATTGAGCAGGACCACTAGCAGGCCATTTATACCTATCTCCTTTTATCAAGGTTCCTGCAAATGTTTGACGAAGCTCTACAGTAACATCCGATCTAGCATCACACTGTCTAGCTGCTTCTTTAAAAGTATCTAAATTTATGTCTTTTTCTATATCTAGCCCACGACCGTAACGCTTACTACTAATGTAATCTAGTAATTGTATAGCAGGGTTTGTAGTTGCTCTAAAATCTGATCGAGTTAAAGTAATTACATAGCTATCTCCTACCTCTGGTTGTAGAGTAGGTCTAAAAGGTCTATTTAGCTTTACAAAATTATGTGTACTGTTATAGTCAAGAATATCGTATACTTCTTCATCAGGAGCGCCATCGGAATCATAACGTATATGTTTTAAGGTACCTCCATTATAGAAGTTCTCTGCTTCTGTATCTGCAGAGTTTAAAAAGAATATGTCAGTTAGTACTAACTTGGTGTGGCTCGATACTAGAGTACGATCAACGCCAACAAAAAACTGTGTATCAAATTGATTAGTCCCAGAATCGTACCCATCCACATTAGCAAAGTTGGCTTCACGCATCGCATCAGTAGTGAAGGTTTCACATACAGCGGCCGCAGCTTCCCATGCAGGACTAGGGTTGTTAGCATGAAACTGTAGATTACCCTCAGTATCTACACTAGCATTAGTGCTGGCTAAATCAAGAGTAGCTTCAGGTATAACTGTTATAGTATTTTTTACCTGAGTACTTAGATCATTAGATATAGATAGGTACCATTTATGAGAAGTATTAGCAACTCTTTTAAGATAGTGGTCTACATTTATTTCTGTGGTATAATCGGTTCTAAATCTGGTTTCTATATCTCCATTTATGTTTATAAAAGACCATTTATCTATAATAGTTTGAGTTCCGCCTATCGGGGTATCGTCTGAAGTTTTATGAATAGTTACAGATTCGCCTAATATAAAATTATCAACGTCACTACTGCTCTGTCTTACATCTTTAATATAACTACCATCGTAGTTATGACAATCTATTGCTTTGCCTTTGACGACATATTCCATTTCTGGAATCGTGGTTTCACCTTCTGCAATAATAAACTTACCTGCTACATAAGCAGTGTCTAGAAGTCTATGGTTAGGAGTCCAGTAAGTGCTTGGGTCGGCATCATAATAACTGGTTTGTATTTTAAAATTCTGATTTTGTGCAAGATCAAGAAAATAACTATCTGCTTGTTGGTCAGGGTGTCCAAAATGTACATTAAATCTTGCTTTAATAGGTTGATTAAAAGAATGATTATCCTCATGAAGCAGGCCAAAAGAGCCTACAGGAGAATTACTAATAAAAAGTTCTTCATCTATTTTTGGTCGTTTATTTGCAAATAAACCACCCCACAAAGATTTTCGGCTTACATTTGTATTAGTCCAATAACTTCTCTGTTGTTCTGAGTAGCTAGTATCAATGAATGTACTAGTACTTAACCCACCTGTTTTATTAAGTACATCCCCTCGATCCATTCTACCTCGACAAGGCATTGTAACATCTTCAGCTTCTATATTGGGCTTACTAGTATCTCTATTAAGTGAGTCTGGGGCATCACTACATATAGTGGTTTGACCATCTACATGAATATCATAAATAGAACTAATTGGACCCTCACATAGAGCATATGCAACATATACTTCATCAGATTTGTTTTTATGGGTATCTACAAATACCGGAATAGCATCAATTCTATTCACACCATAAACTACAGGCAGGTATCTCGAGGATAAGTTAAAAGCTAATTCTGTTTTTGTAGGTATATAAATAGTTCTTTCTCTATTACGAATACCTCCGAACCAGTCACCATTTACATCTTCTGTGTAATATTCTATCTCTGATCTGTTATAGGTGGCCATCACATTTAAAGACTGATTGGAGTGTTGGAAACCCATATCAAAAGCATACTCAGGTCGGATAACCGCATCTAAATCTGGTTCTCCTGCACCATCTAAACCTCTGTGCTCCTCGTCTAATGTTAATCTTCCAGCGACACGAGTAAAGTCTCCCCAGTGACTGCTTAACTTCCAGGTTATTTTTGAACCTCTTGAAGTGTCATCAGTAAGATTACCTCCTGCCACTAAACCTTTAAATAGTATATACGGATCACCAACTACTTTCCCAGTATCTTCATCTAGTATTACTTTAAATATCGTTACTTCTCTATTTAGAAAAGTTGTAAAAGTCGTTGTAGTTTCTCTATTAGAAGTCAATGCTCCAATTTCTTCAGATACTAATTCTATTCTATAGGTATTAGTTATTGTAGAAGGAAAAATATCTATTGCATCACCAGAATCATATGTGATAACTGTTCCGTTACTTTTGAACTTTTTAAGAATAGCAGTTTTTCCATCATTAAACTTGCTATCACTTCCAGATACGTGTACAAAACGTACTTTATCACCTTCTGTGAATCCTGCATCAAGTAAGCTATCAGTTACAGTTATTTCTGTAGAGCTCCAACTTATTCCATTACTAATAGTAGAAGTACCTAAGCCATTAGCGTCTAAAACTATTGAGGTTCCCGATGCTTTTGCCTCTGTAGTTTCTGTGAAAGACCCTACACTTATTAATTTATTAGCAATATAGGTCTGTGCGTTATTTGCATTATCTTCAGCATCCTTAGATCCATCATCAAATTTTATATCAAAAGAAGCATCAGTAATATAAGTAAAAGTATTTGCTTTACCGGAGGTTTTTCCTCCAACTTGGGCATGTTTACTAGGTTTTTCAAATTTTACAAGATGAGCGTAAGTAAATCCGTCTCCAGACTTAAATAGATTTTTAATATCGGCGTGTATATTTCTTAAAGGCATTATTGAACCTCTTCAAGTTTTAAAGAAAATTGATACAAACCTTCTACACCTAGAGAATACTCTTGTAGGTCGCCTTTTAGCATAACTTTTATCTTTGGGTCATTAAAAATAACTTCTGAATTTTCGGCAACATCTTTTGATAGTGCAGGTGTAAAATGGATAACGCGTTGAGTGGCTAAAGGTCCTGTAGAATCGTATGAAGTGTCAGTCTCTACTCTACTAACCATATATGCTTTAGTATGATTTATATCATTGGAATCGGTTATAGTAAATAAATCTCCAGGTTTAGGATTTCCTGCAGAAGCTCCTGTTAAATCGTCAGCGTCTATCCACATCTTTCTAGCACCTGCTGGAGTGTCTTCGAAAGTATATACAGAACTAGATGCTACATAGGTTGCAAAAGTAGAATCTCTTGGTTCAGAATATTGAGGTAAAGAAACGAAGAAAGGTTTTAATCCTCCATCTCTAAATAATATAAAATTATATAAAGGTTCGAACTCCTCTCTTGTCATAGGATTATACGATATATCTATCTCCCATTGGTGATAGCCTTGTGACCTAGTTATTAATCTACCAGAGTTAGTTTTATTTCTCATCGTTTGAGTTTTTGAGGATAATTTTACGCTTTTATACCCAGGACCTGCAGATCCCGTTGCTTCCCCTGCATCGTCAATTAGATTATTAGGATCTGGTAAAGTTGTTTGAAATGTTAGTGCCATTTTTTATTGTCCTTAGTATGCAGATTCATCTACTGTTTCTAGGAAGAACTCACCGTTTTCGTTAGCTGCTTCTCGTATCATTCCTATTAAATTTCCTCGTTGTGCGATTAATAAATCCTCTACCCCTGCAGAATCCACTGCATTTATAGAGAAGTTTACATTTGTAGGACCACTCATTGATTGTCCTGCTGGTATTATTTCACCTGGAACCTCTGGAACAAATAATTCAGGGCCTTGCTCTCCTACAACATAACCTCCGCCCGCTCTATGTCTGTAGCCGGCTGCTGCTGGAGTAAAGTCACTCGCGCCCGATCCTTGACCTCTCTCTCCTCTCATGTAAGCAACTTCGCCTCTGGCATTGTTACCTTTTGCAAGATCTACGCTGTTTGATCTCTCTCCCATCGATACTTTTGAAGGAGCTGAAGGTGCCTTACCTCCTCCATCATAAGTCATACCGCTAATCATGTTAATTTGCATTGCACCCATAGCAGCAACTAGTCCCGCCATAATAAAGTTTAAAGGAGGTGGTAGGCCTAAGGCATTTGCAACACCTGCTGCTGTAGACATTACTGCCTGAGCAAGTTTTAACTTTTTATCTGTTTCAAAAGCTTTTCTTTTCATCTGCTCTTTTTTCGCTTCAAGAGCTTTAATTTTATTTACAGAAGCTGCAGATTGTCCGTCAGCTGCTTTTTCTCTATCAATTAATTTATCAACGCCAGCAATAGCTTTATCAAACTTAGCTCTTGCTATTTGTGCCATCGCTCCAAAGGCGTCTGCCATCATTCCTGCAACAGCACCGACAATTTTTCCTTTGTCCGCTAAGGTATCTGCGCTTTGCCACAACTCTTTTAAGTTCATTCCGCCTTCAAAACAAGCTTGAGAAAGGCTTTCTTCTAATTTAGATATGGAATTTTCAAAGTTTGCAACGGCTTCTGAAAGCATTGCAAAACCGCCCAGCATATCAGCAATAGCTTTTCCTTCTGGGCCCATTGCTGAAAAAGAAGCCTGCATCTGTAACATGGAGCCTGTTACCATGTTCATCTTTCCAACAACACTTGCTGCATCGAAGTCTTCTTGCATTACGTTCATTAATGCAATCATGCGGTTCATTCCCTGACCCATCTCTCCGGCTGAACCTGATTGTGCATCTGCTTGTGCTATGGCTTGTTTAATTTCTAATAATTTTTTCTGATCTTCTAAACCTATCTTATCCGCACCTGATGCTGTAGCTAGACGTATATTTATGGCCTCTATTTGAAGCATTATGTCTTTTACTTCGATCATGCGTTTTTTCATTTCGCCTACTTGACCGCCTATAGCATCAGCTAGTACTTTATCTTTAGCTAAATCATTCTGTGCTTGTCTCAAATCTCTTAATCTTTGTAAGTACGTAGAGGTTGTCATTCCTGCTTCTTTAAGGGCTCCTTCAAAGTCTTCCATAGCCTTTTTAGCTGCAGAAGCCTCTTCGCCAAATAGTTTCTTAAAGTGTTCTCCTGTTTGTTCGGCAACACCGTTAAGAGTACTTAAGGTAGCTTCTGCCTGGATTAAGTTACCTCCTGAGATAGCCTGACCTACATCCATGATTGCTGTTTTAAGGGCAGTGAAAGATGCTCCTGCATCTAGGGCTGTTTTTTCCATACCTTCTACAGCTGCAAGGTTGCCTTCTCTTATAGCTTTTGCAAACTCTAGGCTGATAGTTCCAGCTGTTTGGGTTGCTTCTTCTAATCTTCTTTTTAAGTCTGCTTTTTTATCTGGATCAGTTTCTTTCTCAATCTTTCTCATGAGAGTACCAACACCTAAAGTAGCCATAGCGGCTGCTCTTTTTACTTCTAGCCCCGCTTTGACACCATGCATGGCCTCTGCATACCCTTCTGCGGATATCTTACCTTCTTTTAGCTGTTTATTTAATCCTTCAACAGATCTGTCCATAGTAGCTATAATACCATCGGTGATATTTTCCATATCGGAGCCCATAGTACCTATAGAGTCTTTGAGCCCGTCGAAAGCTTGTTCTGCCTCTGCTGCCGATCTTTTACTTTTTTGTATGTCCAGTAGAAATTCTGCAACACCGCTATTTTTAAAACCGCCCGCTAGGTCTGACTGAAAGTTTTTAAGATCTTTCGCAAGATTAGCAGTTCCTTGAGTATCAGTATCAAGTAGCTTTATAGGTTTTTTTCCTACAAGAGCTCGTGCTTTGTTGAAGCCTGTGATCAAACCATTAATCATGTCTCGGACTTTATTAATTACATTGTCTATAGGCTCTGCTATCATACCCATTAGCATACCAAAGCCTTGAACAATGGCCGTTATAACTTTATCCAAACCTTTTAATATTGAAAGCATGATATCGTAAGGAGACTTCATCAACTCTCTACCCATTTCTACAATCATTACTAGTAGACCAATGATACCAGCACCCCTTAGTGCCGCATTCATCAGTCCGCCCATTCTCATAAAGCCTTTACCAATAGCTGACGCAGCACCTACACCTACAGCTTTAATTTGCATAAAGATAGCTTTGGCACCTAGACCAAACTTTTTGATGGTTAAACCCATTGCACTATAGCTTTTCTTTGTAGCCATTTGCTGCTGTTTTAAGCCCATCTTCATATCTAGAAGTTCTTGCCGGGTTGCACCTTTTAAAATACCTGATTTAACTTTACCAAATCTTTTATACTGTATAAGTGCTTTATTAATGTGTGCTTTTAGCTGGCCTTGCTGTTTAGGATCTACAAGTTGACCTGCTGCTGCTTTACCTACTAACTTGGAGCCTGTTCCTACTCCTCGAGCTTGCATACTTTGTGCTGAATTTTGTAAACCTTTACCACTTGCAGCAGCTATTTTTTTCTCTGTTTGCTCAAGTAATCTATTATAGGCCTTTAATCGCCTAGAGGCTTTGTCTGATGCAGTGGAGGCTGCATTTCCCCAATCGTCTAATTTCTGTTTTACGTTATCCAAAGGTATTGCCATTTTAAATATAGAAACACCAACAGCACCAAAGACAGCAACAGCTGATATCGCACTGTTATTAATTATATTTGCTAACCCTGCGAAAAGAGGCATTATAAAGTTAGAACCAGCTTTTACAATATCATCAAAAGTTTTTGCAAGTTGAACGAACGGGTTAGAGACCATATCCATGTCTCCATACATTTCGTTCAACTGTCTTTGTGTTTCAATTAATACTGCTTGAGATTTTTCAAACGTGGTGAGCTCTTTTGCGGTTTTACCAATAGTATCTGCATATCTTGCAGACGCATCTGCAAGTCTCAGTGTGATACCTAATTCGTCTAATAGTTCTGGTTCAGCTTTTGAAGCACCTCGTATCAAGCGATCGAAAGCATCTTCAAAGTTGCGTCCCAAAGCTGCAGAAGCTTTTCTGGCACCTTCTGCTAGCTCGTTTAATTGTTGAGGTGAGAAACCTTTTGCTACACCAATGGCAGCTGCTTCTGCGGCCTCTCTGAAGCCAAGCATACCACCAGCGGCATCTCGTAAGTTTGATGTGATTGATTGCAGTGCTACACCGGAAGTTGCAGCATAGGAAGCTTGACCTTCTTCAAGTATTTTTACGTCAGCAGCTCTTTTGAAGAAGTTAAATGCTGCAGATAAAGCAAATACGTTTGCGGCTAAAGTTGCATATGCAGGAACAAGACCACCGGTTATACCAGTGGTCATCTTAGAAAAAGCTTTTGTACCATTGGAAGTAGCTTGAGCTACCCCTTTATTTTTCTTCTGGTATTTATCGCCTGCAGATGTAGCTTTATCTACTCCGGCAGCTGCTTTTTCCGCTTCTTGTCCTACTAGTTTAAACCCGTCTCCATCTTGTACGACTTTAAACTTTACCGTTATTGTGTCTGCCACTATTATTTCTCTTTAGCTTCTCTCGCTCTCTCTTTAAACTTTCTTGAGATTGCTGGACAGCTCTCGATTCTAAATCTAATAGAATCTCCATAAACAGTTCTTTATCTTTTATTCCTTCGGTTTCTATATAAAAAGGTAAAGAAGTATAGTCTTTCCCTACGAAACCTATATCAGGATATACTCTATCTCCTAAGCAGTTAAAAACGTATAGTGCTGATACTGCTATAGGAGGAAAGTCTTCAATATCCGGAGGCATTTCAGCTGGGTTAGGTTCTTGCCCCAGCTGTTCACACATCTTAAGATATCGCTCCTTTGTCATTTTGGCTTGACCGTTCTTGAAGTACTTTTCGATCCTTTTCGCCAGCTCCGATCTCTCCTCCTGTACGAAAGTTATCTAAATCAAAGACTACCTCATTGAGCCACGTATCAAACTCTGTAGAAGAGCTTACTAAAGTTTCAGCATTCTCTATGCTGTACTCTAGCTCTTTAGCAGGGTCTTTTCCGTCAATATCTACTAGTAAAAGACTTTCTAGGTAGGAAAGTTTTAAACCTTTCCAATTTTTTACAACAGCTCCTGTGAACTCTGTAACAAACTTCTCTTCATCTATATCTTCTACAGCTTGTCTAGTTTTTCTATCAAATTTTGTAGTGGTACATTTTTTTCGTAGTGCAGACAACTCTTTTCTTGAAAGATTTACTACTTCTACTTGAAACCCATCTAAACCCTGGAAGTCTACCCATACTGCTTTGGTATCGACCATTAATTGTTTTAGATTCATTTTTACTCCTATTTATTTATGTTAAGTTATTTATTCGTATAATATTACTAAGATTTGCTACATTTGTATTCCATTTCCAATCAAAAGTTTCGGATAATACATCATTGAGCTCAGCTCTATTTGTGTAGGTACAACCATTAGTCATAATGAACTGAAAACCTGTAGTTGAGTTTTTACCTGCTCTTATGTTTATCGACACACCCTCTTCCCAGCTCTGAGGAAAGTTTGCCGAGGACGATACTACCTCAGAACCTGTGTATATTTTTATAGCTCCTGAGAGTATTCTTTTTTCAAGCCTACTCTTGGTTGGAAACTGAGACGAGCTATACGAGTCTACGTTTAAAGCTCCGTTTAATGTTTTATAAGGAGTCCATTTTATTTGATTTTGCAATTCTACTTTTATAGCCTGAACTCCTGTAGTAGTATTACCATCAATAGTACAGGAAACATAATTATTCATTATATGAGTTACTGTAGAGGATCTAGTAGTTGATATAGAGCCTACCCCACTTTTTACAAACCCAGTACTAGTGACTCCATTTACTGTTACTTTTGAACCCTGACCCTTTAAACTTAGAGTTAAAGGTTTATTTTTCTCAATTATAAAACTGCCTGAAGTAAATACACAGTTTTCAACTTTAAAAGACCTATCATTAGTACTTTTAAAGAAAATATATAGATGAAACTTTTTTAATTGCCCTTCTGAATCAAGATCAAGTAAGTGCTCATAGACCTTTAAAAAATCACTTCCTTCTATTACATTTAAATCCATAGAAAAGTCTGCTGGATTTGCCGACTTAATATTTGATTGCTCAAAAAGATTATTTCTATTATGTAGAGTTCTTGTAGAGTAAGTTTTATCTGTAAATGTTTGAGAAAAACTTATCTCTGAAAGGTCTAACTTAACAGACGTAGTGCTGCTCCCTGATAGGCTATCTATGGGAGCAAAGTAAACTTCTACTTCTTTTTTAAATTTAAACGTTGACATAATTTTCCGCTTAATAAAAAGGGGTCTGAAAAAGACCCCTTTTTAACTTTTTCTATCTCCATATTATAGTTCAAGATACCATAAATGTCAAGAAATATTTTTTACTACCTATCTTATAATGTGGTTCCAAAGTATTTAATAGATAGTTCATCGGTTCCATCAATTGTGCTAGGTAATGCATGGAAGTTAGTTTCCAAAGAAATAACATCTTCGATAGAGTGACTTGGAACTTCTAGGTGAGCTTGGGCACAAGTAAGTTGTAATCTAGGAGTATCAGCAGTTGTTCCACCAACGTTAAATACTAGACTAAAATCATTTGTGATGGTATCTCTATCTTCAATAATTCGCTCAAACAAATCCGCACTAGAATCTGTAGCATTATTTAAGTAGCAAGTAAAGCTTCCACTTACTGAACGAGTTCCTGTAATGTGACCTAAAGGCTGATTAACAGTACCTAAAGTTTCTGGAGTTAGAAACGTCATATTATTTGAAATAGTAATACTTCCGCCTGTTAGAGTAATATCATAAGTTCCGTCGCCAGAAGATGCTCCAGAAGCTAGTAGGGTATTATTAGCGTCTGTCAAGGTTAAGCTAGTAAGACGATTTCTAATGAAGTTTGAAGTACTAGTTACACCTTCTGTTATATCGGCAGTAGGTGCAGTATTTCCTGCTTCATCAATAATAGTACCCATACCAGACCAGTTAATGGTTGCAATACCATCAATATCAAACTCAATGTTTGCTTCGTTTACACAACAATTTTCGATTGTATAAACATTTGGATCGNTTTTACCCGAACCAAGAACAAAATATAGCTTACCAGTACCTAAGGTAGTTTTGTTTGACCCTGAGAATGAAATTGCAGTACCAGCAGTCCCGTTCCCAAAAGTAAAGCCTGTAAGTGCAGCTGCAGCACCTGTTACCGCTCCTGTTGCCTCAATAGGGTGTTGATAGGTTCCCTCACCTACCATCATAGCCCAGAGTGCTTCTTCTACTGCGTGAGTTAATGCAGAGCTATCTGCTTGTTTCTCGTCCGGATCACCTCCGGATACAAAAGGTCTTACGTATGTTGAAAAACTCCACTCTGCAGGAGCATATGAGTCATTAAACATTTGTCGACCACGACGGCTAACGCCGCTGCTGTCCGACATTTCGTTCAGAGTAATTTCTGAAGCGTTTGTTGCTTGAGAAAACGAAAAGCCATCCAATACAGGAATTTCCCAGATCTTAGAATTAAGCTCTAGGAAGACTTTCGTATCTCTACTAAAATATAGTTGATCTGTCATAGTTTTCTCCTATGTATCTTGAAAAGACTTGGACTAGAACTTTTGCTCTTGCCAGTATTTTCTAGTATCGAACCTCTATCAGGATCTCTCCTACTCCTAGAGGCTCTAGTACACCTTCGTCAGTATCTACACTAACGATTGTGATTTGTTGAGTGTATTGAGTCGTACCTGTACGATCTCTATACGCTAATCTTGAGTTATCTTCCAAAACAGTTTCTACGTCCTCCATTAACTCATCTAATGCTAATACAGAATCTTCATCTTGTACATAACATCTAAGTGTTATTGAAAGAAATCTATCTTTATAACCACCGCCCTGATACTCTCGAGTTTCTGATCCTGCATTTAAATGAATAGCAGGAAACTCTTCCACTTCATCCCAAAACTTGAGTCGGGGAGAAACGTTTTCATTTACATCGCTTAAAAATGCACCAGCTCCATTAATATCTTTGAGTTTAGCAACAAGAGCATCTATAATCCCAAGTCGTCTTGTCGTGTAATCTCTGGTTGCCATTAAACTCTCCTAGTGTAGAAACGTCCGAGTGCAAACTGTGCTGCAATCTCTCTAATAGATTTATCAATTAAGTCTCTTGGATCTCTTTCTCCATTAGACCACTCTCCTCTGCTACCTTCTTCAAACACCTCATAAGGGTTTCTTTGATAAGTATATCCAATGCTTGGAAAACCTTGTCTAGTCTTTGCTATTTCTGTAATTTTTACACTGTTTGCAAATCTACCAGTTCTATTTTCAAGTGCAGGGGGTTGCATATTTTTTCTTACTGTTTCAGGTAGTTTTTGGTTTAACATACCTATTAACTTTAAAGGTTGTGAAGCTAAAGAAGCGGTAGCTGAAACTCTTCTAGGCTTTTTAGCTCTTACTGTTTTTCCTTTTGTTGCTGTAATTCTTCTTTTCTTTTTAGCCTTTGTCGGAGTTTTTGAACTTTTCTTAAACTCCAAGTCCTTACTTTTTGTTTTTGAATTTTTACTTTTTTGAAAAGGTTTTAATGCTTTTTTTCTTATTTCTTTCTTCTTTCTTGCTACAAGGCTATCTGACCCATCTAGGTCTTGTGCATCTAGTTTTAAAAGTGCATCTGCAAGTACACCTTGTAATGCTACTTTATCTTTCTTTAATCCTGCACCATGAGATCTGTTTCTACTTGCAGATTCTAACGAAGTCTCTACAACTCCATCGTCATCATACTTTACAAGACTGAAAATTAAAGCTACTTCTTCAATATCCATATAGCGAGGAGCAGGTTCTCCAAAACTTAAAAGATTATCACTAACTCTGGAATCCCATACTGCTGATTTATCAGCGTGTCCAATATCTAAGAAGAAGCTAGGGTTAAAATCTTTCGAGTAAGATTTATACAGCTTAGTCATTCGTGAATTAAACTTCCATTTTGAAAGCATCATTAACTGTTTTATAAGTTCAAATGAACTTTTATGAGTAAACAAATGTTTATGATCTTCAGCAGGGCTAAGAGTTACGCTAAAAGATACGTTTGTTACTCTTTTATCGTGTATTACAACACCATAAGTTTGTCCTGTAAATGCTGATTTTAAATCTTTAAAATAGTCACTTATTATGGGATCAATTTCTTCTTTTAGTGCATCTACTCCATCTCGTTGGAGTTGAAACAAGATTTGATTTTTTAACCCCAGTCTACTAAGGTAGAAAGTATGAGGCTTTACATCTGACGTATATCTTCTATAAGTTTTAGTATCTTTTTCTAGCTCTGCTTGGAGCCTTAGTAAAAAGTCTTGTAAATTTCTTCCTGCCATTAGAAGTTTTTATACAAGTCTAAAACACGCTTAATATGGTCTGGAAACGCTACATTATTTCGCTGACTTGTAGACCCTTGATTCTGTATACTTGCTCCTGCGATTGTTTGACGAGCCTTATGCTCATCTTTATGGTAGTAAGTAACTAAATCAATAACTGCTAGTTTTAAGTCCTGTGGACAAGCAGAGTATCCTGCAGTATATGTAATCTCAACCGAAGCCGGACCTGTTGGCCAGTTTTTAGCTGTACCAGTTGTATCCACTCTATAAACACTATCTGTAGAGGTGTCAGCAAAATACTCTGTAGCTGCTACAGTAGTATAACTATCGCTATACGACTCTCTTTCTTTTACTGTTACTATATCGTTAAGAGGGCTTTCTGTAAGCTGTACTATATTGCTGCCCCAGTTGATATTGAAAGTTTCAACTTTATTTGTTTCATAAAAATCTACAATACTATTTCCACAATAAGTTTTTACTAATTGACTCACAGAATTGATCAACAACTGAAGTTTCGCATCATCTTTAGTAGACTGGATACCTTCTGCCGTTTTATAATCTGCTATATTTATTAAATTTGCCATTTCTATAAGTCCATTAGTAAAAACTTGGGGGAGGCGAACCTCCCCGAAGTTTCAAAAGTTTAGGTATTAACCTACGTTTCTGATACCAACTACTGGAAGGTTACCAGCAGTGCTATCACCTGCTACTAGCTCTTCAAAGCCTAAAGACTGAGAAGCTACTAGTGCAGTACGTTGATCTGCTACTTCGTAGTCAGTTTCTACGCTCACACCACGTAGACGTGGGATTACATAGTTACGAACGTTTACAGCGTATGCTAGTTCAGTAGCACCTGTAGTTGAAGCACCTACTGCTTCTGCAGCAAACTGATCTGATACGATTACTGGTGAACCGAATACAGAACCGATTTGACCAGTGATCTTGGTTGCAACATCAGAACCTACATCAGTGATGTCTTGGAAACCGCTGTCTTCGATAAGATCATAGTAACGAGCCTGTGACACAATATAAGCAATGTCATTAGGATTGATACCATATTTACCCATTTTACCACGAGCTGCCAATAAAGAAGCCGCAGTTAGTTTCTCATTATCACTTGAGTCAATAGTAATGCCTGTGTCTGATGGTACTGCAAGACCAGAGTCATTATCAGTTACATAGTCAGCAAGACCGCTAATGCTACCAGAGCCGTTCAAGATTGCGTTATCGATTGCGCGAGCGTGAGCACGTGCTAGAGATTCAGTAAGCATTGGTAGTAGATTTACTAGAATTTGCTCATCTACGTCATTGTCAATGAAAGTCTGGCTGATTAGACGATAAGCATTCAAGATTTTCTGGCTTGGTTTAAAGTCACTGTCATTACCACCACGCTCAGATAAGTTAGCGTAGTTAGATGCCGCAGTAGTTTTAAACTCTGCACGGTTAGCATCTGGTTGAATTGGCAATACAGTTGCGCCAGATTGAACTTGAATCTCGCGGAACAAGTTAGCTGCACGTAGCTCTAACTGTACTTCTTTTTCAATAGCTGTAGATACAGTTTGATCCAGATCACCAGCTGAAGATAGGCTAACACCTGCTTTTTGCATTAGATCTTGTGCGAACTTGGTGTCATAACCTTTACCAGTAATTTTACCTAAAATGTTGGCTTGCATAAATTCTTTGGCAAATGCAGAAGTATCCCCACTGCGGTTGTCAAAAGTACGCTTGCTGTTACGCATAGCTTCGATTTCAGATGATTTTTCTTCTAGCTCTTTCTTATAAGACGCTAGTACTTCATCAACTTTGGCATCTTTTTCGTTAAGTTTAGCTTCAACGTCTGCCATAAGTTTTTCAACACCTGATTCAACACCAGAGTTGATAACTGTTTTAATTGATTCAGCTTCTAAAGCTTTCGCTTCATCTGCTTCTTGAGCTGCTTTAGCGGTGGCTTCTTCAGCTGCTTTTTGCTCGGCTTGCTTCATAGCAATCTTAGCAGCAGTATCTTCTGCTACTTTCTTTGCAAAAGCTTCCAAGTCGATGTTTTGATTATCCATCTTGATCTCCTGATCTGAGGATTTCTCCTCGCTTTTCGGTGCATCACTAGCTATGCTAGAAGTATTAACTTCGTCCTTAGCCAGAGACTGACCGGCTAGATCTACACGATTTGTGAAAGTTTTTTTGAATTCTTCGTACTCTTTATCTGAGTCAAAAGACTTCGCGAGCGAAAAAGTAGCTGATTGGTTGCACGGTACCGATACAACAGATACCTCAAACAGTTCAGCGTCCTTAATCATTAGTCCGTCAGTTTCCTTAACATAATCAGCGTCCTTGACTCGGAAACCAACAGAAAAGGCCCCAAGAACACCATCTTTAACAAGTTGTGCAACATTAGCAGGCGCAGCCTTACTAATCTTACATTCTAACTCTAGTCCATTTGGTCCAGCTTTCAGACCTGTGGCTCTACCGATTGGCTTATCATAATCATGATTGAATAAGATAATCGGATTTTTTTCAAAATTACTTAGTCCACCCTTTGTCCAAGCTTCAGCAGAAATCGAGTCACCCGCGCGATCAAAGTCAGCTGTGCTTGCCATTCCTCGAATCATTACAGATCCATCATCTTCTGCATGAGTCTTGAAAGTAGACGTTAGATTAAAGATTTTATTCATCATCTTCATCCTGTGTTACTGCTGATACTTCAGCAGGCTTAACCTCGACCACGGGTGGTGTTGGTATTTTAAGAGCTTTAAATGCTTCAGCTCTTCTTTTTTCCTCGACACTAGTTTCAATGTCGGGGTACTTGTGTTTTACCATTCGCAGGGCTTTCGAGTAGTTTCCTGCTACATTTTTTATGCCCCAAATAGTGTGGGGTTTATCCTCTGAGGAGAAATACTCTTCGGAGGTAGGTATCTTACCTTTTTGTAAAAAATAATTTCTTAAATCTTCTACAAGTTTTATCTTTTGTATTCTTGTTGCCATATTAACCTTCGTCTTCTGTTTGTTCTTCTGGTCGACCACCCTCACTAGGGTTTGCCGCTGATCCTGCAATATTTGCAGGAACTCTAATATCATCTGCTGCCTCAGCGGGATCAAAGCCTAGTCTCTCTCTAGCTTCATTAGGGGTAATAATACCTCCATTCACTAGTGAAGTATAGAATGCTGAAGCATCTCTAAGTTCTGGTTGAAGTGCTGGAATATCGCTAATGTCCTCGCTTAACTCATATCCGAAAAATCTCTCTAACCCAAAGTTTAATTTTCTTACTATAGGTAATATAGTTTCTAAATAGTACATTCTCATATTTGGTCGAATGTTTGCATTGTTTCCTGAGTCTAACATTATGGGAGGTACTCCCAGTGCTTTTAATACTATTTTTTCATGCTCCGCTAAAGCATTTTGAAAGTCTAACTCTTTAAAATTAACATTTGATAGAGAGTCAACCTCAATACCTCCATCTAAGATAAGAGGTCTTCTACCCCCTGCGTCAGGTCGGTATCTTGATTGCCAAGAGACCATCATGCGTTCTTTGATCTTTTCAGATAACGTATTTGGAGATTTTAAAACTAAACCAGGTACAGCTCCGTTTTTGAAGAAGTTATCCTGAAATTCTCTCATCTTTAACATCAGCTGCATAGTTTTCAAAGCAGGCTTTAATCTTGATACACCTCTATAGATCGAGTAAAATGAATTATCCTTAATATGTATAATCTCATCCGGACTGTAATCTATTCTCTCGTTGTAGGTATACTTTTCTATATATCTTTCCTTATCTGCATGAATGATCATTTTACTGGAAGGTAGATGATATAAATGAGCCCCATCAAAGTAGATAAAAATATTTCCATCTAGTATATAGTCTACGATAAGATTTCTTTTAAAAGTACTAATATCTTGGAAGGGGTTTGGTTCTCTATTTAGTAATAGATCTACTTTTGCTCTTTTTATACCTTTTACTACAGGCATACCTTTATGGTGACCTAATACAGTAGTAGGTATCTCGGAAGAGTCGTCTACTATTATATTTACTGCTCTATTTACAACCTCTAGCTTTTCATAGGCCTGTTCAAAGCTAAAAGTATATTCTCTGGAGGGCAACACATCGTGGTCAAAGTGCTGCTGTGCAGGATTTAACTTTTCTGTACGTCCTAAAATTCTATCATACCAGGCCATGTTTTTCTCTTTGAATCTTTACCCAACGCATTTGTTTTTTAGCAGTTGTTAATGCAGGGTCTTTACCATAAATTGAATGAAGTTTCAAGTGATGAGTATGACACAAAGTAGCTGTGTGATCATATAGCTCAGCATGATGTTCTTCTATAAAATCATCCCGAAGTGCTTGTATATACTCAGGATTGTGATTGTTCTCTTTTAACCATTTGTTTAATAGAGGGGTTAAACTATAGTAATGGTGAAAGTCTAACTGCTCTGTTGCGCCACAAATCTCGCAAGAGGAACCCTTCTCATACTTGGACTTTGCCTTATCTCGTACATACTTTACATAATCACGTTTTAACTTAGGCATTTTCCTTTGGTTCCTTATTTTTATCTAAAGAATTATATCGACTTTAAGCTAACTTGTCAAACATTATTTTTGAGTTGGTATCGCTAAAAGGATATATTCGAGGTTTGGAATGAATATAGTGCATATCGTAATGCATCTGCCATATGCGATGCCATGTTGTGCTTTGGTTTTTCCTTCATAAGATTAGGGTTTGGATCCCATTGATACGCATCAAGGCAAGTTAAGGATTCTTTTGCTTCTTGATCAACGAAGAGAAAATCATTATCGACAATCCCTGACACATGTCCAATTCCGTCAAGTACGGACTTCTTAGCGTTGAGGGTGGAAATATCGTAGTTCTGCGCGAAATCATACCTTGTTTGTTGAGCTGCGCTGTCAATATAAATGTAATCAATATCCCAGCGATCAATGAGCTTTTGTATCTCGGTAGCATGCTGTTCAGTAGTTCTCTCAGCATCGAAGTATTCGTCCACCAAATGGTATTGTTCTTTATCCCAATCATACGCAATAACACACATTGCTGTCGGGTCTTTGTAGCCGACATCCAACCCCGCAAAGACATCCATCTTGCTAGTATCGAACTGTGAGTAGTCTTTGACTTGAGTTTCAAAGTTGAACTTCCAGATTTGTCCTTCATATGTATTGAAATCTGCTTCATATTCTTGCCTAAATTCCGCTTCTGACATTGATTTTCGTGCTTCGTCAATATCACTTTGACTCATTCTCGGGTTATCTTTATAAGTTGCACGGATACTACACCACTCAGGAAATTCGTCGGAGAATCCTCTATAGAAAAACTCAGAAAACCAGTTATTACGGCCACGGGGAGTAGATATAAATATGGCTTTAGAATTATCTTTATCAAGTGTAGGGCGTAGTGCAACATTAAAAGCATCTTTTCCATCGGCTAGTGCCGCTTCGTCAAATATAATTAAATCGTAGGATCGGCCAACACAAGAGTCTACTTGATTCACAGAACCCATTCTTACTGTGGATCCGTTTGAAATTTCAATCACTTTATCTTTTGCGTTATCTTTTGTAACTTCTAAGTCAAAATGCTTTATTAAGTTCCTTTGTAGATCAAAAGAAATCTGAGACAAGGAATAGTTAGGAGACATGATTAAAATATTAGAGCCAGGTACTAAGGACACGAGCTGTCCAATGATGTTGGCGATGTACGTTTTCCCCTGCCGTCGAGAAACGGCGGCAGATACAAAACGATATTTTGGATTATTAATCGCATTGATAATTGCTATCTGCGAAGGTAGTGGTGTGATATTCAGTAGGTCTAAATATGGATCTACCGGTAATTTTAGAAACCTTGTCTCAGATTGTAACTCTACGATTTCATCGGAGAGTATATCTCTCCGACTTACTTCAACTGTCATATTATTCGTCTTTTAGTAGTGTCCATATTCCATAACCAAGACCAACCCATGCTAGTAGTTTTGCTAAACCACCTAATAATATGACTGATCCACATATTCCGATTAGCACCAACCCATCCCAAGATGTGCGCTGCTTTAATAACTTATTTAGATACGACATGAGTACCTCTCTTTTTATGTCCATTCCAGGCTACGAAACCTGCCAGACGTAATGCCCAATATGCCAAATAGTTAAGTGCATAAAAGCCGTTTACTTCGATACATATGTCTCTAAAAAGACCATCCATATGTTTTTGATTATGATAACCAATGTTGGTACCGTCCTTCTTCATAAGGGTAGCGTACTTATAACCATAGTCGTGTACTAAACCGCCCATCAATAAAACCCCTACTGGAGATAGGAAAGTTGCTAAGAACTTAGGAACCGAAGCTCCATCAAATTGAAAACCCGCAGGGATTTTGTATGCTTGATTATCAATCCAGTAGTGGAAATCTTCTGTAATTACCCACTGACGTGTACCAGTAAGCCACATTAATATTGCGCCCCAGAAACCTTTACTTGCTGTCTTAATAGGCAGCGGTTGCATCTTAGGCATAGTAGTATACTCAAAATTAATACGCTTTAGATCTGGTTTATCTAGTTTATTAATTATGTAGCTAACAGCAATCACTGCGATTACTATAGTCCACTGCCAAAAAGTTACTGCTAAATCTAATATTGTTTCCATTATTTCTTACTCTTAAGTGCTTGCGTACCGAAGAAGGCTGCAACTATACCAGCAACAGCTACAAAGTATGTAGGTGCCATATCTCCTAAGGTATCCTGTGCTTGATCTAAGCCAGCTAGAGATGCAAGAACTACTGCGAAGGGATATAATAACAAACCTCCGAGTGCAAACCATGTCATGTTACGCTGTGCGTCACGCATAGCATCTGCGTCTTCTAACTCTTTACGTTTAAATTCTAGATACATTGCTTTTTCTTCTTCCGAGACCTTGCCGTCTCCATTAGTATCTGCGGGATGAAACCCTGTATTTTCTTCTACCATTTTACTTTATCCGCCCAGTAAGCTGCTGACATCTTACCCTTTGCGATATTCTTTCTATGTCTTGCTTTGAAAGATGCGCGTTTCTTTTTCATTTTAGTCGATTCTCCGGCCTTCGGCTTCCCTGCCGTTTTAGCTCCCTGCTGACCGAAGCGTATAGTTTTAATTTTACTCCCGACTTTTGCCACAACAATGTGCGACTTTTTAGGGTGTCCGGGAGTACGACGAGGCTTGTTATATCCCTTTACCCTTGCTCTCTTTAAACGAGAGTCTGGTTTCTTTTTACCTTTTCTTCTTGCGGCCACTGCTTTTTCTCCGTTTCACGAATGTACTAACATTGCGTGGCTTTCCCCCTGGATTACCTGCTTTTCGTTTTCTACGAATAGCTGATCTTTTCTGGGCTGATGTCATACGAGCAGCTTTTGCTGCTGGTACACATTTAGGATATCCTTTTCCTTTTGCTTTCTTTCTACCACACTTCTTGTAGCCTCCGCCTTTCTTTGGACGGGATATATCTACCCACTTTTCTTTAAACCATTTACTAAGTCCGCTTTTACGAGGTTTCATTTCTTAACCCCCATACGGTATTTACCTCCTCTTTTCTTATATTCTTTTACAAGAAAAGCGTTTGCATATGCTGAAGGGTATACTTTAAACTTTCTTTTAACCATAGCTTTTACAGAAGCATACAGTCTTTTATTTGTAGGTACCGGTTTTTTCTTTGCAGTTTTACGTCTTTTTCTTTTTACGGCCACGTTTATTTCTCTTCACTGCATTCTCATAAGCTTTATGAGTGCTACCTGCCATGTAGATTTTGCTTTTTCCTCTACCGTGCGAATGAGTTCCTTTTAATCCAAGACGTTTAGCTGCTTTCTTCGCAGCTAGTTTCGTTTTGTATCTCATCTACTTCTTCTTCTTTCCACCCTTTTTGGGCTTCTTCTTTTTTCCTCCACGATGATACGGCATAGGTTTCTTCCTCTGGCTTTTCAGCTTCTTCCTCGAACAATTCTTCGAAAGTATAGGGTTCTGCATCTTCTAAAGGTTCTATTACTTTTGGTTCCTCTGCAATGTCGATAGACTTATAATTATTAGAAATATAAAACTCAGCGTCTTCTTTTAAATCAAACTTAATTTTTCTACCATCAGGTCTTCGTACTCTCCACCGCCCTCTTAGCTTATAAAGTTCCATAAATTCTCCTACATAGTCTTCTAGACTCTTGTTTTATTTTTCGTATTATAGCAATTCGTAGTTATATTGTCAAGAGATATTTTTCTTAGGTCTAGTCTGCAAGTGGGTTATCAAGTGCTTTTTGTAGTTTGTCACTAAATCGTTTTTCAAGTTCTTTTAAGTCTCTAGCGTTGTCAGACATTAAGGAGTCTCGTCTTGTTTCAAAACGTTCACTTGCCTTGTCTATCATATCTCGTACTTTCTCTTCCATGTTTCGAGTTTTATCCTCTACACGATCTGCTTGTTTTTCGATACTAAGAATATCGTCTCGTAGTCCAGATTTAATATCTCGTGTGTACTCAATTGCATCATCTAACTTTTGAATTATCTGAACATTTTTGGCATCTATAGCATCTACATCAATATTTTGTACAATTTCTTTCATGTCCATATAATCTTTGTAAAACTCGAAACCAGCCCAGCTAGCACCGCCTAAGGTAGAGAGGGCTGTTAATATTACCGCCATCTTCCCGCCTTTAAAAGTCATCCCTGCAAATTCAAATTCTGCCATTTTTAATTTTCCTCAACATCGTCTGTGAATTGAAGCTGACGTAGTTGCATAACCTCACGCTGTAGCTTTTCTACTTCTAGACGTTTCTTTGTTAGTTCCAACTGATACAGAGTGTTACAGTTGATGCGTTCTTTCGGTCCACCGATAGGAATATTTATGCGTGCGTATACTCCTAC